GTTACTTTCTCTACGGCCACAGAAACATTTGCAATTGCTTCTACCTTATTAGTTAAGTCAGTGCTTGCATTATTTAATGATGTAATTGTATTTTGTGAAACTGTTGCAATTGGCGCAATAACTGTATTTGTATTTGCTGTATTTGCTGCAACAATTGTTGTAACCGCTGAGTTTAATGTAGCAATTTGTGCATTAGCTGTTTCTATTGCCGCCTGAACTGATGCATTGCTTGGATCAGGTGTAGGTGTAAATTCGGGGCCTTGACTGATTGTTCCAGTAAATCCTGTAGTAGTGCTTGTATTATTAATATCTGTTACAGCGCCGCCCGTTGTTTCTCTTACGTTGAATCTAGCCCCATTTGGGATAGGGCCAGTAACACTTACATCGGCTTGCCATGCTCCATTTGATGGGTTTACATCTGCGTTAAATCTAACCTGAGTCATTTGTGTCTCGGCTGTTTGTAAAGGATAAACTCTAAGATCCCAAGCAACGCTAAGGGTGTTTGTGGTTGTTGAATATGTGATTCCAGATCCATTACTCCAAGTAGTCCAGTCGTATCCAGCTATAGAAATAGAGGGAGCATTTGGCGTAGTGTAGTAATTTGCACCTTCATTTACTCCAAAAGTTATTGTTGCGTTAGATCCAACATAAACATTGTTGTATGTAACCCCACCCATTTGTAAATTAAATGGTAGATTCATGCGGACGCCAGCGTCATCTACACCAGATAAAACATTTGTCGTGGTGCCAATGGTTGCGGCAAGTGCATTTACTGCATCTTGGGCGTTATTAATTGCTACGTTTGCTTGAGTTAACTGTGTTTGAGCCTCTGTACGTGCAGGTGTTACTGCTGCCACTGCCGTAGTTGCTGTAGCAACTGTTGCAGTAGCCGTATCTATTGCTGTCTGTGCTGATTGAACTAAAACTGTTGCTGTTTCTGATTGAGCAACCTCTGTTGCAATTGCTGTGGAAACTTGCTCTACAGTAACAGACGGAACAGGTGATCCTACTGGAGTTGCCGCTATAGCAACTGCTTGTGTTAATGATGTAGTTGCAGATTCAACAACTGTGGTTGCTGCTGTAACAACTTCTTGTGCTGTAGCAACCTCTGGTGTTTGAGTTGTGGCTGTTACTGGTATTGCGGCTACGGCTTGTGTAACTGATGCTACTGTTGAAGTGATTGCTTGAACAACTGCCGTTGCAGTTTCTACAACTGTGGATATATTTGAAACTTCCGCTACCGCAGTAGTTGCTGCAGTCACCGCAGTATTTGCTGCAGCTACGGCTGTATTAGATGCTGTTACCGCTTGTTGCGCCGTGGCTATTGTTACTGTTGCTGTATCTGAGGCTTGTGCTGCCTGAGCAACTTCTGTAGTTGCAGTTGCAATGGCTGTGTTTACTGCCTGTTGTGCAGGGCTTACTACAACTTGTTCTGCAGGAGCAGGAGGCTCATTAGCATTAGCAAAATTAGGACTAAAAAGGAAAAGCCAGCCGATTATAAAAAGGCTGGTTAAAAAATACTGTAACTTTCTAGTCAACTAGGTATCTCCTAAGTAATGCAATATCTTTGCTTACTTAATAATTATACCACTAGTGCTATTTAGAGTTATCTGTTTTATAAAACCCATTGCCTTTAAACTGTATACCAAAAGGCGTGAAGTGTCTTTGTAATCTTTGTCCACAACTTGAACATAAGTAGTTTGGTTCTACTGAAGAAATCGATCTTTCTTTTGACACAATGTTTTCTGGTGAACAATCACACTTGTATTCATAAATAGGCATTACTTACCGCTCTTTTTTCTCTTTTCAGCTAAGGCAACAAAATCTTTGACCTTAGTCTCTCCCATGTATCCCCACGCATAACCATCTTCAATCATTTGTTCATTTACAGACTTAGTGTTTCCGTCAATGTAAACCCAGCCTAAAATTCTTCCATACTTTTCAGAACTATCTGGCTTTTCTGTTTTTACTACAATGTCCTTTGAGTCTTTAAACTTAGACTTAAGATACTCTTTAGATTCTAGACCTAAAGTTTTTTCTAGCTTATCTGTTGTTCTAGACTCTGGAGTATCTATGCCAGCTAGTCTAAGTCTTTGAGAATATGAAATGCTAAAACCAAGATCAATGTCAACATCAATAGTATCTCCGTCCACTATTTTAGTTACTTGCTTAACCCTGTATTCAAACATAATTCTCCTTAAATATTAAAGAGCAGTTTCGGGACGTGCTCAGGTCCATCCTTCGGGTAGCGACCCGAATAACCTGCGACTCCCCAGTGACGGGGTGCAGATCTATATTATACTATTTATTTGATCTTGATGGTCTTTGGCTTCTTCTCTTCTGGCAGAATGCGTACAATATCAATCTTAAGCATTCCATCCTTTAGTTCCGCTGCCTTTACTTCCATATATTCACCAAGAGCCCACTCACGAGTAAATTTACGGGCAGCAATTCCACGGTGGATAAACTTCGAATCGTTATCCTCTGTGTTTAATTCTCCCTTTACAGTAAGCTTGCCGTCTGCTGTTGATACATCAATGTCTGTTTTACCAAATCCAGCGACTGCTAATTCGACAACAAAGTTGTCTTCGTCTACTTTGATTACGTTATATGGCGGATAGTTAGTTGCACTTGATACTGTTTGAGCGTGGCTCCATGTATCTAAAGCTCTATCGAATCCAATAAAAAAAGGATCCTTGAAAAGATCCCATGTATATGTTGTTACCATTTTATTCCTCCTTCAAGCGAATAAGTTAATTTGTATAGGTCCCTTACGGCGACCTAAATATATTATATCATATTAATTAATTGTCTGGTATTTCCCGAATATCCATTTCAACAAGACCTAATTCTTTTGCAACCTTATAGCCTTCTTTGCTTAGATGTAGGGTGGCTTCTAAATTTTCGTCATACTCAACTTCCATTAAGCCATTTTCGTATAAATGGAGAAGACCAGCGTCAACGTATTCTGTATGAGCCTGCCATAATTCTGGAGCAATTTCCTTGGCAATATCCTGTATTGCAAATATCATCTCTCCATCATCGTTTACGCCTTCAATCGTGACAGCACCTATCTCTAGATAATGTTCTAGCTTCATAGCATCTTCTTCGTTTTCATCAAACATCTTTCCTCCATGTGCACCAGATAGGACTTGAACCTATGATAGCCGAATTATGAGTTCGGGGCCTTAACCAACTTGGCTACTGGTGCCAAGGTTCTATTGTATCGTTCCGTCTTCATTCTTGTCAATAGTAGATTCGACTATTTGTTGAACATAATCAGAAAAATGTTTTCTAATGCTGCCCATAGGTCTAGACCCTAAAGACTTCCATAATCTATTATATTCCACCACATTTGCAAACGTAGTAGGACATATTGTAATTCCGTGATATTCTTTTAGCACGGTTGGTAGCGGAACATGTTTTCCGCAACACTTACATTCTTTTGCTCTTTCTTGATATATGCTCATATTATTTCCATTCCGTCTAATACATCTGATAAGTCCTTCGGCATTCTAGGAGCCCTGATCATGTTTGTAACTATAGTATCTTTTTCATCTTCTCTATCAAATCTAAGAGAGTCGTATGTATGGATATTTATTTCTTCATTATTTTGTGGCCTACTTCTGCTTATTGCGTTATAAATTGATCCGCAAACAGCATCTGCTAAGTCTTTAGATCCTTTTCTAGGGTGATCTACTTTGTCACGCATAATTTTTAATTGTAGCAATTCATCAATTAAAAGCTTAATTGCTGGACCAGTTAACCTATCTTCTGCAACAACCATAGCCATATCGTCATAATGTTTTTTTGCCACTGACAATGTTTCGGTGTTAATTCCGTATTGCTTAAGCTGTTGCATCATATCGTGAGAGTTCCATCTGTCAAATGTGCACACACGAATCTTAAATCCTTTAGTTCTAAGAGATAAAATATAATCTTTTACTTCTGTAAAGTCAACGGATTTGTCTGCAGTTGGAGTCCAATACCTTACTACATCTACCTCTACAATTGGAGCGGGTTGAGAATATGTATCTGTTACTTTTACATTAACCCATTTTTGAACATGTGCCATTGAAACTGCACAGTGGTCATGTTTTTGTGCGAGGTCGACATGCAAGAAATATTCTTTATCTGGATCTGGGGCAAACCAGGTTTCAAATCTTCCGAAGTTGTCTACAGCTAATGCCATATTGCTAAATGCTTTTTCAATTTTTTCTCTTGATTTAAAAAATGCGTCAATAGCTTCAGAAGGCATGCATGCAAATCTTCCTAGTGCGTCTGGAGCATTTTTATAAAAGGCAACTTTAAAATCATCTATACTTCTTGTTGGGTTAATTTCCCAAGTAGGCCTTTTGAGTGCAAAAACCTTTGGATATTTATAAGAAATAATATGATCTTCTTCCCATTCAATATCAAATTCATTTCCTTCTGTACCATCTGGTAGATCTGTGTCTAACTTAAAATGATGAGACCTTATAATTGTTTCTTTTTCGCCAACTACGTCCTCATATCTTTGTTGAATATAATCATTTTTATATCTTGGGAATGATAGCAAAATTACTTTCCCGTAATCTGGAAAACGAGAATCAACTGAGGCCCTATACATATCATAGATTGCAGATCCAGTTTTTGCCTGTTCGTGTCCAGTGGTATTGTCTATACTAAATCCAGAAATTTCGTCTAGAATTACAACTATAACGTTGTATCCTTCCCAGGCTTCACGTTCAGAGTGGCCAGAGTGTACTGTAAGATTTTTATTAAATTTAATTTCAGAAGCTTTTTCTGTGTACTTTCCAACAAACCATGGCGATTTATCTATACGTGTTCTAAATCCTTTAAAGAAAACGTTATTGGCCTGCTGTGCGTTAATAGCAATGTTAATAATATCAATAGAGTCTCCAGGGGGCTTACCATAATAAGCCGCAGGATCTTTTAGGCATAGCAATAAATGTACTATATAGGCTACTGATATTGTAGAGCAGTAATCTTTGCCAGAGCCTTTACCTAGCTGAGCAACTACCTCATTAGCTGTTTGCTTAAACATTCTTTTTCCTTCTTGTTCTCCAAGAAGTTTTATGAGTGTAGCTTCTTTATATACCTGAGAAGATTTTTCAATTAAAGTATATTGATACTCTGAAAGGGGCGGAAGACCAAGGTAATCTGGACTGGTTACAAAAGTTCTTAGATCGACTGGCTTTTCATCAAACTCTTCACCGTCAAGTAAATCTATTAGATCAGAAAAATTAAATTCCATCGTCTGCAACGTTTCTCAATACTCTAACGTTGTCTTCGACAACAACCCCTTCGGTCTCATTAGTAACCTGAGACAGTCTTCTCATAATTTCATTTCTTACCTCTGGGTATTCGGCAGAAACATCTCTTAATATTTTTACAAGTATGTCTTGTTTTCTTTCTGTCTCAGCAATTTGTGCAGCAAGCTCTTGGTTATCGAGTAAGCCAACCTCTTGTAGCATACCAATTCTTTTTGTTTCTATATCTGCAATTAGTTTTAAGGCACCAGATTTTACAGCTAACGCTCCCTGTGTATCTGCATCCTCTACAGTTTTCCATGCTTCTTTGATAAGCATGGCGTAGTGTTGATCTGCTCCAGAGATGGCCTCTTTAGCCCTATCACGAGCCGTAGAATCGTTTTTAACGACTGACTTCCACTCGTCTATATACTCAACAACCTCTGACCTCTTAAACCCCGTCAGGGTGGCTATCTGGGTGGGATTGTTGCCCTTAAGTAGTTCTTCAACTACTCTGTTCATTCGATCATAATGATCAGCTAATTCGATTTCCATAGATAACCATTATACTTCTAGTCGACTGAAATAGCAACCTGAGATCTGGCTATTTTATATAGAACCAAATAACCTATTAAGTCATCAATATCATTATCACCTGCAAAACCCTGGTTATTCTTCACTCTATTTAGCTTATCATCAATACGGACTTTTAATTGTTCTGTTGAATCCGCCGTTGAAAATATTCTAGCTGGCTCCAAGGCTGAGTTCCCGTATGAAATATTTTTTTCAATAAGCATGTGAGCAATTTCATGGCAGGCTGACCATATTTTATTACCTGCTGGGGCTCCCACGGCCTGTAAATATAGATCTGAGCATTTAAAATCATTTACGTCATTAAATACTGGTCTTAGCATCATCTTCTCCTTAGCAGGACATTTACAACATCATGCTCTTTAATTCTTTCAAATGTGGCCACTTCCCCATTTAAAAATTCCATTGTATATTTATCGTTTAATTCTATCAAAAACTCATCTGGTTGTCCAGACCCTAATTCAACAACCAATAAAGGGCAGTTACGGGCTTCTTCAGAAAATCCCTCAAACACAAATCTTTCGTGTCCTTCAACGTCCATCTTTATAAAATCAATTTTTCCAGTATATGTTGAATCTAAGGTATCTGCATTTATTTCTTCTGTATAGTAATTACCATGCTGACCATGATTTCCAGATTGGTGTTCATGCACTATTCCAGACCCGCCAATATTTTCTTCCCAAATATTTAAAACCATCTTATCTTTTTTATTTGACAAGGCTATATTAAATACATCAATCTGTCCAGCACTTGAGTAATCGTTTAAAATTGTAGCAACTGTGTAAGATTTACATAGCCTTTCTATTGGTTCAAATGCTAGGACCCTGCCAGATACTCCAACTTTTCGTGCCATAACTTCTGTAAAATAAAATATATTTGCGCCAATGTCTAGGCATGTCCAGCCAGGCTGTAAATTTTTAATCATCCATTCAGTAAGCTCTTTGTCCCAGTACCCTTCATTTTTGCAGGTGGCTTGAACATATCGATCCGTTTTGTCTCCAGTGTATACATAAAAAGAATCTAAAACTTTGCTAAAAGTAATTGACTCAATATTTCTTGGCTCTGTTCTCATCTTTTTTGAATTAGTCCAAACTTATCTAGGTACCTCTGTATAGTCATAGCAGAGACCTTGCATTCAGTTGCAATTTCAGTAACAGTTTTCTTTTGAACTACATATCTTCTGTATAGCCAAGTCTGGCTTTGGTATAACTTCATTGTCTTTCCGTTAATACTGTATTAGAGTAGTGTGCAATTCCAAACGAATCTGCCACGTCAAAATCTGTTAAGGACAGATTATATTTTTTATTAAAATAGTCTACAGTTCTTTGCTTACGCATATTTCTGAGCTGTGTTTTATACCATGAGTCTGCATACCCTGGATTCTTTAGCCTAATTGCCGCCTTTTCTTCTTTTGTAGGATTTTTATTTCCTATGTAAGCCTGCCAAGATGATGGAGAAATTGTTATAACCTTGGCCCCTGTGGACATTAATTCAGCAATAACTACACCATAAACATATGATAGTTTTATTACAGCGTCTGGAGACCTAACAAGTATGGCTCCTTCTACGGCTATATAGTCTGATTTTAATTCTTCAAGCATAGAATGTGTTTTAACCTTAGCGTCATAAATCTTTTCGTATATGTCTGATCCAACAAAATTAATTTTACCCCATTTTAATGGCTTATCGTCTTCCATTAAACAAAATGCGACAGAGTTTGTAGATGCATCTATACCAAGAACACGGTTTGCCTTAGTCTTAACAAGCTCAGCTAATCTCATTTAGCCTCCCAATAATTGTATTTCTTTTAGTAATATCAATTTTTTTCTGACAGGAAGCACATATAGTGGTCTCATTATATCTGCTTAGCTGAGCATTACACTTTTTGCATCCTCTCTCAGCGCCATTTCTAATTGCCTTTTTTTCATAATACTTTTCCATAATTCGTCTATTAGTTGCAACTCTACAGCATTCGTCTGTACAATATTTTTGATTATGTGTTTTTGGCTCAAAGTCTTTAGCACATTCTTTATTGGCACAGATCATATTTTTGGAACCACGTATGACTCTATCTGAACTGTTCCAGTAAGGCCAGAATAGCATTCCTTCTTAATAGGGCAATATGTGCAAGGCATCTTTGATTTTGTTGCTCCAGGTGGTTTCATTGGAAGATCCCCATCTTTAAAATTATCCCATACTTCGCACATCCAATTAAAAGCCTCTTCAATAATTGCAGTATTTTTTTCATTCATTGATACTGGAATTACTATTAGCTCTTGTGTGTTTTTATTCTCATAAAGGAAGAACCCTTCTTTAGCATTCTTCAACTTCATATAAGTAAGTAGTTGCAACAAGTGGTTAGTTGTAGGCTTCATCTCAGCTTGCCTTGCATCCCAAACCTCTTGCTTGGCAGTTTTAATTTCTCCAATAACAGTTTCGTTATCGTACTCCATAATTAAATCTATAAATCCTCTAATTGGAGGATACTCATTAATTATTTCTTCTTCTTCAGCCCGCCACTCAGGCATAGTCGATATAAGCTTTTGCAGTCTTTCATGTGCTTGAGTTCCCTGAGCCATATTTGCAACTGCTACTGCATCATTATTGTCGATAAACATTGCGCCACTAAATGCCATATACCAATATCTAGGGCATGTGCCATGACCGTAACCAAGGGAGCTTGGGCTAAATGATTTTTTTGTCATCTCGCCATCTGCACGTTTAGTATTCCGATAAGACTCATCAAGCAACTGTGCAAACAGCTCTGGATCAAAGTGCTTACCAGCATGCTTTTTAAACTTAAGGTTCTTTACTATATCTCTACCCATTATGAATTGTACCTAACGACATACTTAAGTGCATCTACAAGTTTGTCTATGGACTCCTTTGCTGAATAATAAATGTTCTTCTTGTTATTGTTAGTAGTTCCAGCCTTATCTTTTGCAATAGTGGAATAATAAGAAGCCATCATAGCAAACTTAGTTGACATTGCTTGCAATTCTATAATTAGGTATGGAGCCTTTGCCGAAGGAACATCTGGATTCATTAAAAGCTTTACAACAACTGCCAAGGCCCTGTCTAGCTGATCATCTCCCATGTACTCATGAAGGTCATTAAACTCTGTAATAGAACTAATTAGCTCTAGTGTATTTTTATCTTCCGCCATTTTTAATCCTTTTATCTAGTTTATCTATAAAAAGCCCTAGTGGATAGCCTAATGCAAATCCTACTAAAATGCCTAAAATAAATGTGTCCATAGTCTTTACTTAACTTTCTTATGATTAGGCTTGTAAGGACCTAGGTCAGCTTTAATGCTGCCATCTTTTCTAATTCTAACAATTCTTCCATCCCTAATAATAGTTTTATTAAAAGGTATCTTATTACTTGACCCCATTGTTGTCCTCCCAAAATTGGATTAGTTCCTCTAGAACTGCCCACTCAATAATTCCAAGTCTGACCTTGGAATCGTTTCCAATAATAATCTTTAATGCTGGATGCATATCTCTGCTTACTTTAAATGTATCTGTGCAAATCTTAGACCACACAGGTTTATTTAATGTAAAAGATGCAGAAGCTTCCTTATAGTCTACAAGGAATTGATTCCACTTTGCATCGCCCTTTTGATAGTCACCACGACCAGAATTTTTCTGTGCCTTAGCGCCATCACGCTTTACTTCAGATCTTTCTGACATTATCCCACCACATAAGAGTTGCTATGACCATCTGGACATTCCCAAGATATGGTTCGCTCTGTTGCATTCCAAAAGTATTCCTCGGAATCTTTATCGCATTTACCACATGGCTTTTTGCCACCCATTTTTTCTAACTCTAAAGACATAACCTTTTCTGGTTTAGATATAAACTCATTTAAATTTGGCACTGATCTCCTCTTGTAGTTTTTCAACTACCTTGGGATTATCACGTAAATACTGTACCGCCTTGGCTCTTCCTTGTAATCTTTCTCCGTCAACCGTATACCAGGCACCGCCCTTTTCTACTGCTCCACACATTTCAGCAACATCTAAAGTTTCTCCAACAAGGTCTACTCCCAGAAAGTCGCCCTGATAATAAAAGTCATACTGTCCAGATAAATTTGGTGGACCTACTTTATTATAATCAATAATCCAATTTACTGGTCTTCCAACACGTTGTTCAATAATCTTGTCGCCAACCTTAATGCCAGCCTTGATAGCATTAGCCTCAGCTTCTGAAGACCATAGTTTAATAACTGTAGAGGAGAAGAATTTAACTGCCATCCCTCCTGTTGGGATATGGCTTGCATGCATCGATCCGAATTGATTTCGTTGTTGAGAGATAAGGACAAGAAGCGTATTCTTGTTTGCATAGTTAAGCATTTTAACCGCATGCGTCATGTCCTTTGCCTCGGCTCCGATTTGCTTAGTATCTTGCAAATCTTTCATTTCATTTCCATCTTTTTCAAAGTAGATGGCTGGAAGTAACGCTGAGATTGAATCTACTACAATCATGTCAACTCCTGCATCCATTAGCTTAGTAGCAACATCTACCATATCGTTGACTGTCTTTGCTGGAGAATAGATTAGTTTTTCAGAATCCACTCCTAATAGCTCGGCCCATGCTGGATCATAAGAATGCTCTGCATCAATCCAAGCGCATGTCTTTCCTTCTTTTTGCGCCAACGCAATCATTTGTAAACAGAAAGAAGATTTTCCAGCAGACTTATTACCCCAGACTAATATCTGTCTTCCGTAAGCAAGTCCACCCTTTAGAGCAAGATTCAAGCCTACGCTGGGTGTAGGTTGTTTGTCTACTTGAATATCTACCGCTGATTGTACTCTTGCTCTAGTTTTTGGATCTAATTTTGCTAATATATCATCTAATACGATTTTCATTATACTCTTTCTTCTATCTACTAATTATATCATTAAAACAGGTTGCCGTGAAGCCTTGGACGCTCTTTATTTTTATTTACTTTAGCTTCTAAAATATCATCTAGGCTATGTAAAATTTGTTCTTCATTTCTCATTGCAGCATAAACATCTAGCAGTCTAATAATAACGTCCGCCATTTCTTCTACAATGTATTCGCTACCCTTTGATTTTCTAATTGCTTCTAGTACTTCAGTAACTTCTGAATGTACAAGGGCAAGTTTATTACCAACTTTGTCATGAGAATATTCTCCATCCCAAAATCCTTTCTCTCTTGCTGTTTCGTGAAGCATTGCTGCTAATGCGTCAAGCCCGTACTCTGTTAAAATATTATTGCTGTTCAACTTTATCCCTTAAGCTAAATGTAAATGATGGGATACTCTCATCATAATCAATTACTAATTCTTTTTCTTTAGATCCCGCATCTAAAAATCTTAGAGTGGGAACAGTTAATTTACCGTACTCTTCCAAGACAGCGATTAGGACCTGGTTCATGCTTATAGAAGTAATTAAGCCATCTATGTTTTCTGTCATTTTATTTCCTTAATCATCAGGGTTCCGTCATCCAGCTTGGATAAAACTACCTGACACTTCATTCCCTCACGCATTTTTGCTAAGGCGATCTTATACATACTAGAGAAAACAATTGCTCTAGTTAAATTTTTGTCTTTATCTGATAATACTATGTGCGCCATAGTTTTGCCAGCCTTTGTTTTATAAGGGGTAAAGTCTACCACAATGTATTCGTTCTCGGCAAGATCATATTCTTTTCTATATAAAAAGTCTACAAAAGAATCTTTTGACTCTGGATTAATGTCTTGAACCTTTACATAACGTGCAATTCTATTGTCTCCTACAAGAATAAAGTACATCTGATTTGTTTCAATTGGTCTATTCC